CGGTCAGCAAGTCACGCGGGGTGGGCAGATCAGGACGGCGCAGTACCTTACTTCCGTTCCTTGGGTCTTCACCATCGTCCCGCACAACTACCTGTACTACCCACAGGTGCGGGATGTGATTCAGACCATCGACAACCTCGACCGGCAGACGGCGGCAAACATCACGTTTAGCGGCACCACGCTTTCTTGGTTCACCGAGTACAAGGGTGGACTCAGCGCGGGACAGGCTGCGGCTCTGACACTTGCTTCGGTTCCCCCGGCAAACTCGCAGACCATCTCGGTGGGCAATCTTCCCGCCGTCGGCGCGGGCACGGTTGTCTTTGCGGCGGGTGACTTCCTGCAACTCGGCAGCTACGTCTACAAGGTCACGCAACAAGTCTTACGCGGTGGTGGCTCAACCGTTAACGTCAACTTGCACCGTCCCGTCATCGGCACGCCTAGCACGGGCACGCTCACGGCGGTCGGGTCTGCGGTCTATTTCCCGGTCTATGCGGAAGTCTGCCCGACCTACTCGCTCACGCCGATGACTAATGGCGCGTTTGTAAACTGGGATCAACCTTTTGTGTTCCGGGAGAACGTCGCGCCATGAGTACCACGATGAACGCGCTGAACAGCGCAAACATCCGACACGCTGAGTTTGTGAGGATGGTGGTTGGCAAGACATCGCCAACGACCTACACATTCTGCAACGCGGCTGCACCTGTCACCGTCAGCGGGATCACGTTCTCGGGGATGGGGTCGCTGCTCGGGATCGGTCAGGTCGAGCGCAATATCAAGTCAACCTCGACCGACATGATGGTGTCGCTGACCGGCATCAATCCGGCCAACGTCGCGCTAATCCTAAGCGCAGACATCAAAGGAAGTACGGTCGAAATTTGGCGCGGCTTCCTTGACTCTGACAATCAGATCATCACTACGCCAACGCAGCAGTTCTTCAAACGCTACCAAGGCATCATCACCAATGTCTCGATTACCGAGGATTGGAACGACGAGGTACGAAGCAGGATTGCCACTTGCTCGATTTCCTGCACCTCCATGAAGCGGGTGCTAGAAACCTATGTGGCGTCTTCCAAGACCAACAAAACAGTTTGGCAGGATCGTTACGCAGGCGACACATCAATGGATCGTGTTGACGCGATTTCTAGCACCTACTTTGACTTTGGCAAGCCCGCATCCGGTGGTGGCGTGGCAAGTCCGGGCGGCATCAACGGCGGCAACGGCGGCACGACGGTTCCAAGGATTGAGTACGAAGACACCATCGGGCAATGATCAGGGAAGCAAACAAGTTCGACATAGATGCCTGCGTCGAGATGATGCGGCAATATGCGGCAGAGTCCCCGATCATCAAACTAAGAGACAAGAGACTACACGACGAGCAACACATACGGCAGCTTCTTTCCTCGCTCATCATCGGTCGCGGCTTTGTCTTGGTGGACAACGAATATCGCGGGATGGCAGCGGGGATCGTGGTGCCAAATGTGTGGTGCCCCGAGGTTAACGAAGTCAGGGAACTAGCTTGGTGGGTCGCGCCCGAACATAGGAACACAACGATTGGCGGCAAATTGTTTTTGGCCTACAACAAGAAAGCACAAGAATTAATTGATCAGGAACGGGCAGAGGTTGTCATCATTTCGCTGATGCCTCAAAGCCCTAAGATTGATCTTGAAAGCCGAGGCTTTAAAAAGATCGACTCGACGTACTGCAAGGAATAAAAAATGGTCGGAACAATGATTGCCACCGCCGTGTTGGGTGCGGCTGCGGCAGGAACCCTCCCATATATTGCAATAGCTTTCGCGGCTAACTATGCCTTGTCCTATGTCGTGACCCGCACATTCGGGACTAACAGGGCACCCAACCAAGTCGATCCCGGCTCACGGCAGCAAATCCCCCCAAGCGCAAACAATCCGATTCCGGTTGTCTACGGCGATGCTTGGCTAGGCGGCACGTTCGTCGATGCGGTGCTGTCCACCGACAACAAGACGATGTACTACGTCTTAGCGATCAGCAACATCTCGCCTGATGGTCAGTTCACCTATGACCGCACGCAGTTCTACTACGGCGACCGACTCGTCACCTTTGACGGCACTGACCCCACCAAGGTTGTATCCCTGACCGACGGTGCGGGCAACGTAGATACAAAGATTTCGGGCAACCTCTATATCAACCTCTACACCTCCAACGCGGCGGGCACGATTGTCAACGTGACCGGCTCTTCCCCGAGTGTGGTGATGGGTGGCGCAGACATCACGCCTAGCCTGCGGTGGCCTAGCACCCCAACGCGGCAGATGAACGGCTTGGCATTCGCCATCGTCAAGCTCACCTACAACAGCGAAGCGGGCACGACGGGACTTCAGCCCCTGACCTTCAAGGTTTCGCATTACCTCAAGAGTGCAGGCGCGGCACGCCCCGGTGATGTGCTTGAGGACTACCTGAAGTCGGATGTGTATGGCTGCGCGGTTCCCATCGGCAACATCAACACCACAGCTTGTGCGGCGCTGAACACCTACTCTGACCAACTGATTACATACATCCCCTACACGGGCGGGTCTACTACTCAAGCTCGGTATCGGATCAACGGTGTGCTGAACACGGGCGAGAACGTCCTAAGCAACATCGACCGCATTCTCACGGCTTGCGATTCTTGGCTTGCGTACCAAGAAACCACGGGTCAGTGGATGCCTGTGATCAACAAGGCAGAGTCTTCATCCTTCTCGTTTGATGACTCCAACATCATCGGTGAACTGCGGGTAAGCATCTCTGACATCACGCAGAGCATCAACCAAGTAGAGGCCACATTCCCGTGGAAGGGCAACAAGGATCAGCCCAACCTGATTTTCTTGGAAACGCCAAGTGTCCTGATGTACGCGAACGAACCGGCCAACAAAGCCACGGTGACGTTCGACCTGATCAACGACTCGGTGCAGGCTCAATACATCGCCAATCGGATGCTTGAGCAGGCGCGTGAGGACTTAATTGTCACGTTCTCAACCGCATACCCCGGCATTCAGGTGGACGCGGGTGATGTCATCAGCATCACAAACAGCGACTATGGTTGGACGAACAAGCTGTTCCGCGCCATCAAGGTCAGCGAAACGACCCTACCCGACGGCAACCTTGGCGCACAGATTGAATGCACGGAGTACAACGCCGACGTATACGACGATCAGAACATTACGCAATTCTCACCGTCGCCTAACAGCGGGCTTTCCTCTGCGTTCTTCTTTTCTGCTCTTGCTGCCCCCACTGTCAGCGATCAACTGCCCTCGGCTGCGGTTCCCTCGTTCAGCGTCACTTGCAACGTGCCAAGCTCAGGCCGCGTCACAAGCATCACGCTTTTCTATACGACCTCCGCGACGCCTTCGGCTTCCGATTGGAAGGTGTGGGGCACGGAGTACTCAGCCAACTCACAGACCTTTGCGCCTTCGCTTGCGTTCAAGTTCACCAATGTTTCGCTTCCTGCGGCAACGTACTACTTTGCGTTCAAGGTCGCAAACGACGTAGCCACCTCGCAGCTTTCGACGGTTTCATCGGCGTTTGTGTGGGCGCCTGTCTCGCCTTCGGGCGTCAAGACTGCGATTGCGTATCTCTATCAGTGGGCGCTTACTCAACCCGGCAACCCGTCGGGAACTAGCACGTTCACATGGGCGACTGCGACAAACTCAGGCTACACCGGGGGCAATGGGTGGCAGACGATCATCCCGGCCAACCCCGGCACGGCAGGCTTCTCTCTGTGGGTCGCGGCAAAGGAAGTCTCTGAGCCGGGCGCTGTCTCAACCACTACGATCAGTTGGACTTCGGGCTTTAGCGTCTACGCACAGTCAACAAACGGCGCAACAGGCCCGACAGGGCCGACAGGCCCAACGGGGCCGACCGGAAATAAAACGGCAAAGGCTTCTGTTTATCAATGGGCTGCAACCATTCCGGCAGGCCCAACGGGAACCTCGACGTACACATGGTCTAGCGGAACATTTACGCCCAACCCTGCGGGATGGTCTAGCTCAATTACAACCTCGCCAAGCGCAGGCTTTACGCTTTGGGAGGCTTCTGTATCTCTGATTGATGTGGGTACGGCCACGACCACCACAATTAATTGGACAACCGCAAGCATCATCGCTGCGGGGTATGCCGGTAACACAGGCCCAACGGGATCGGCGGGGTCAAGCGCACGCATCTGTTTTGCGCGAGTACCTAGCAATCCCGCGCCCGTTGCCGGGAACATTACCACCACCGGGTCGGCGTCATTCCCATCTAGCGGGCAATCATTGTCTGTTTGGGGATTCGCTGCAACGTGGGGCGCAAGCGACCCCAACCCGTCTAGCACTGATTCCCTGTATCAATCGGACGGCATCTACGACCCGACAACCGGAAACACGGTTTGGTCTACACCGTACATCTCAAGCCTAAAGGTCGGCACGCTGTCGGCCATCACGGTTAACACGGGCGCGCTGACCGTTCAAGATACATTGACGGTCAACACGCTTGGCAGCATCAAGGGTGGACAGACTGACTACAACACGGGCACCGGCTTCTTCCTTGGCTACAGCGGCGGCGCTTACAAGTTCAGCATTGGGTCATCGTCTGCGTCTTTGCTTTGGGACGGGTCTGCTCTTAGCTTGACCGGATCAAGCAACCTTGATATTGGTGGCACTGCAAAGTTTTCAGGCAACAACAGTTCGCTTGGTCAAAACACAACCGTATGGGTTGCGGGGTCTGCAACAACTTCTACAAGTCTGTTGGTTCAAAACTCATACGTTAGCGGATATGCCATACAAGCTAACCATCTCGGATCATCTTCATCGGGCAATCAAGGCTCGGGCATTTACGGAAGTGGCGCGGTTTATGGAGTCCAAGGCACGACATCCACATCGTCTGTAGCGCAGGCCGGGGTTGATGGCTATTCTTATTACGGCAAAGGCGTATACGGCAATTCATTCACGGGTTGGGGTGGATATTTTGAGTGCAGCACCTCGGCACAAGGCTTGTACGCAAGCGGAATCCAACTTCCTCAATCCGGTGAACTGCGATGGAGAACTTCGGGCGGCGGTATTGGGGCGTATATCTACACAGATGGCAACGATGCGCTTTATGTAATCTCAGGCGCATCAGGATCGGGCAACCCCAAGGCCGTCCTGCTTGGCACCAAGGCTACAGCACGCGCTCGGGTGGAGGATGTTTTCCTTCGCCCCGAGGTTGACAACTCAATGACCTTGGGCGCGGCATCGTACCGATTTGTAGATGTGTACGCGGTCAGCGGGTCGGTCAACACCTCGGACGAACGGGAAAAGAACATCCTTGGTGACAACCCTCTTGGGCTTAACTTCATCAACAAGCTGCAAACCATCCAATACAAGTGGAAGGTGGCGCAGGCTGCGGTCAAGGAAAACGTCTTCGACGATGAGGGCAACCTGACTGGCGAACGGGAAATCGAACCGGCCCGAGAAGGCGTGCGCACCTTCCACGGCTTGAGTGCCCAACAGGTCAAGGCGACCCTAGATCAGCTTGGCGTGGATAGCTTTGCCGGGTGGGTGTTGGCAGACAAGGACGACCCGAACAGCATTCAGGGTTTACGCTACAGCGAATTCATTGCCCCGCTGATCAAGGCAATCCAAGAACTTTCACAAGAAGTTGCTGACTTAAAGGCAAAGCTACCCTAAAATTTGGCAAGACAAGACACACTTCGTAGCCCTGCGAGTCAGCGGGGAGCGTCACAACCCGAGTCAGGGGAAACCATGAGTGTCAATGCGCTTCCCCGCGTAGGGAAGCAAAATGCCCAAGTTCAATAAGAACGTCATCACCCAAGTCAGCGGGTTCGACAACGCCCTGCTATCGGGTGAGTTGGTTTGGAACCAAAAAACTTATTGGAACCTTCAGCTTAAAAATTGCGGCACCATCGTTGATCTAACGGGTGCCACGATTGCTGCGTCTATCGTTCGACGAACGGTGACCAACCTGATAGACACTCGCAACGGGCTGTCTTTCGATGTGGGGGACTACACCCCAACGCCAACGCCGGTCAACCTGACGATCACCAACTTCGTCGCGGCTAATGGCTCGTTCACGCTTGTGATTGATGACTCTACTTGGAGTCTGATCAACAGCGATCCTGAACTGTCAATCAACGCCAACGACCCCGTGGCTTTCACGGGTCGCATCAAGATTTCCATTCCGGTGCAGGGCACAAACCCGGCTCAGGATTGGGTCATCTTCCTTTTCTT